GCCAGAAAAAGTGTGAATTGCAAAAAGGAATCTTCTAACCTTAAATGTACTAATTCATACTTTGTGACACCCTCCGTGTCTTTGTTTCAATCCTCCATTGAAACATCCGATTCTGGCACTCGCTACTAGAACTTGAGATCTGACTAAAACCTTCATTGAGGCTGAAGACGTGCTAACGCCATCATCTCATCTGAAGTAAAATATCTTCTCTCAAAGTTCAAGCGCTAAGCACCAAGGTCTGCACAGTGACCCACCACACGATCCCCATGTGGATTTATGAAGTTGGAACATCCTGATCAAAATAGATTCTAGGAGGTCCAGTATACATCGCCAGCGTGAAATCTTCCGCTGCTGAGACATATACATACCAACCGTGGACTGAAGAGTCTGTGGCTGATATAAATTGTTCAATTGCATAGCCGTCATTCTCAATCAACAACTCTTGATTGGTTGAGATTGAATTCGGGACTAAGTATTTACTCGAGTCGAACCTCTTTTTCTTCTGATAAGGAAATTCGACCTCAATAGTCGGACAAACCGATGTATGAGATGCCGCTGTGCCAGCATTCGAGTTTGTATTTGCCGCCAAGAAATTTGCTCTTGTAAAGAGTTCATTCGTTGGGAAATACGAGTAGAGGACATCAGATCTACCATTCCATTGTGTTTCAGGAATACGGGTGACTGAAATTGGTATCTGAACCTCTGGGGCGGATGTAACACAATCGTACCGAGCAAACTTATAGCGAATGCCCCCTCTCCTACAAACGTACATGGGAGAAAGGTAATTCATCAAAGTCATTTTGGTATAATTGAAAAATCCACCAGTGACAGGTGTGACTCCTGTTGATGTAAACCCCTTATAAAGGGGAAACATCTGCCTTACTGATCGCAAAAACCCATTGCCTGTGGTATCGGAAAATATTCCTTCCAAGGTGTAAAGGTTAACCCTCTTAAGAAGGGTACGAAAAGAGACAATTGACTCACCGAAAAAGACGTGATCGTATGGATCTGAAAGATCTTGCTCCGGTGCTGCGACCTTCATTGCTATATCTTGAGCCATTGGTTTATTGGATTCTGTGGATCCAAGAGCATCTCCAAGATACTCCTGTTCCATACCCATTTGGGCATCCGGTGTTTGAAAGAATGAAATTCTATCGATAGCATTGGATGGATTCCTGAATTGCATGTCTTCACCAGCTGATACATAGACGTTAATCTGAACGTCATTGTCAACTGTGCTATTCGGTGAGGTGAGAGAGTTTACCACATATACTCTCAATTGACCATTCCTATGATAATTGAAGTCGTTAGTCGCGAAGACCGGAGTAGTATTCCTAAAAGGAACCTCAATCGGTGATCCATCTTGACCAGGTAGACTACAATTCAAATATGGTTCTGGCCTTCCCCAGCCTACATCAATCGTAAAATCGTGTTCCTTGGCTAAATCGAGCACATGAGTGAAATTAGTGTTGTACTCGTCCGACTCGAAAGACGTTGGGTCATACACAATTTTCAAACGACCTTTATGATAGGCGGAACAAACAACCTGAAAACGAAACTTCATAGTACCTTTCCAATTCGCAAAAGGATAGGCAGCTACAGCACACGCTGGGAGTTGTAAGTACTCTCCTGAAGATTCGAAATCGTACAGACATGGAGTCACATCAGTCTGAAAGATTGCTGTCTCGGGGGTTGTGGATATAGCCCAGTCAAAAGTTGTCAGATATGACTCTCTCGTCGCAATCGATGAGATAGTCATTTCGTCATTATTAGATAAACCCATTGTGGTGGGATCAATCGTAATCTCTTGTTTGGAATCCACAGTCAATTTTTGGGCGGTCTCAGCCAAATCGCAATTGGCCAAGTTACCCAAGGGGACAGGTCTATAGTACTCGATATCATTGATATTGTTCGGTCGTGAGTATCCAAATAATTTGGCTATAGATGCCACCGTGTTGGAAGCCATTTCTGTTGCTCGAGCATAAGGACCTATAATAGGTATCTGGTTTAGCATGCCCGCAATGCGAGCTACCGTCGAAGCTGGTCGAGAAACAAGGCCCTCCGTGTATTCATCTTCTTCTCCCATCTGAGGAACCAAATCTGCTGCGTCAACGCTGGTAGGGGTAGTCAGAACGACGTCCTCAGCCCACGCAAACACAGAGATATTGACAGGTTCCGTAGAACCATTAGCATGTTTCAGAGGGTTGATCGTCCGTAGATTGATCAAACCCATCTGGTTATAATCGCCTTTGGTTATGTCAAGATAGTTATGATACCAGACAAAAGGTAAACACAATGTTCCTCCCGCGTTAGTGGTTGGATCCAAAGTGACCTTCGGCATCTGTGAGAATCTGACGAAGTCCGACCTAGTTGAGCCAAAAGATGTCAAAGTTGAATCAGTGACATGCAACAACTGATAGACTGCTGCTAGTTTTCCATAATAAAAGCCATTTCCATTGATAACAAATTTCACACAAAGTTTGCAACGCAAATTCTGGAAATTGGTGATCCTGTTAATGACTCTAGGACTGGCAAAGAAATCAAACCATGGATTGAAAGTTTGTGAAACATTCGCTCCTATAGCGATATCATACTCATCTATCTTAATTGGTCGGGATAGAAATGCACCCAAAGAATCTTCGGAGCCCTCTGCTGTACCATAAGTCGCTTCGCCAGGCGAATTGATCTCATAGTCATAAGAGGGATTCTCATCTCTGAATGACAATATCTGGAGTTTTTTATCAGGTGTAGTTTTATTAATAGTTACATTATGAATATTATTATTTACAGTAGTGAGGGAGTATATACATACGGCTCTCCCCTCAGAGAACTCGCAGTCGTGGATGTGTTTATGCTAGCTATACATTCCCCTAAATAGGGGTAGGAGGCGGGGCTCCTGCTAATTGTACAAAGCCTAAATATGTAGATCAACATGCACTAATAATTTACAAATTTGGTATCCATATATACAATCGTATTTTGCTTCCCCGTAGGCCCCAGATTACGAACTGGGGGTGTATTTCTCGTGCCACTCTTGGGCCAATTCATCATATGTGGTGTCCAACAACCTACACATGTGAGTTATGTCCGCACGACGAGATACCTCTCGCATCTGTTCTTGCCTCATGGCATAAACTTCAGGGCCATGGTTAAACCATTCCCTCAGAGCACTATCGATGTTCTCAGCACTCGCCTGCTCCTCAGACAGAACATTACTCTTTAATGTGCGATGCAACATCTTAAAGCATGATTCATCCAAGAGAGCCCCAACGTGAACACCCAATTTAGGGTGATACACACTGGTCCTTTTCAAAAATTCAGCATCCTCGTCCTTCATATAAGGCACAAGCTCACTTTCCTTGTCAGGCATAGTGTAAAGCTGTCCAAACTTACCAAGAAATTCGGAACAAGCTTTAATGTTAAATTTTGAAGCATCCGGGTGAACTGATCCCTTATTGTCGTCTCCATAGACGCCCAATGCGACATAGTCTCGAAACTTCATAGTCTCAGGATATTGGGAATAGAAAAACGTCCGTAAATTCAAACTCCCTGCAGTTCCATTCACCACAACAGTTAAAGAATTACCACTAATGTGCATTCCTTCAGTTGTTGCGATGAGATCTCCATTGAAAGCAATGAGAGCATAGACTAAATCTCCAGTCATAGCTTCCATTACTTTCAAATCCTCCTCCGAGTAATTACACTCCCTTGCAATGTCAATGTAGATACGTAGGGATGCTGCAATCACTTGAGCTGGTAATCTCTGATCATACTTAGAATAATCACCAGCGAAGACTCGATCACTTCCAAATTTAAGCATATGCTTACGAAGTTGTTCCCATTCTGGACCATGGCAATTAATGCCGACGGTACATTCTGATAACAATGGATTCATTTGCAAAAAACGAATAATTGGAAGGAAATACATCCTAATGCAAAAGGTGAGAGCCACAGGATTTCCATAGAAAATTCTGCATTTCTCTTTTGCTGCGGGAAGTACCTCATCTTTCTTGCATGCCTTGGCGATAGCATAAGCTCTCTCTCCTCGACGATAGCAATCAAGATAGTAGCGAATCTCTTCCTTGATTGGTTCTGAAAACTCTCTCAAATTTGGGTGAGCTTCCGTTGGTTCTTTTTCGATGACGTGATTTCTTTTTGGTCCACCCAATGGGTAGCCAATTGAAGTGTCAAGTTTAATAGGATCAATAAATTTCTTTCCTGGAATGCCGCACATGGTCTGTTCCCAGTTAAGAGGTTTCATTTCTTTCCAATCAGATGATCGAACCAATTCAATCAAGGGCGCCTTATAATCTCTAACAGCTTTGTCCAACAAATCTGTAGGAAAAGGCATTGCAGGTTTAGCTATATTAGCCAAACATTTTTGCCATCCGAACCAATCAGGTTTGAACTTTGGTGGTCCCCATTTGTCCTCAATTCCTGTAACAGCGGTAACATGTTCACTTATCTTTGTCTTACAGACTTCTGATTTGTAAACTGTTTGCCCTGCACAGGTACCTAGGTACTCAATGGATGCCTCCTTGTCCTTCTCCAAGAAGTTCAATGGACTTTTGGCATGAAGTTGTTGATTTGTCACGATCTCCACGCCAAGTTGTGCTTTTCTGAATGAGCCTCCCTCACCAGTCAAAAGCACGGCTTCAATTTCTTTCAATTCTACCAATGTTTTTTCTAGTTGTGCTTGTGTGAAAACTCCGAAATTACCATGAGGTGTTCCAGAGTATCCACCCAAGTGAATACCAGAAATGTTCATCACCTTAGTATCATCAATGACAACCGCTCCACACATACCTTTAAAGGTGTTGTTGGATAAGTATTCATATGTTGAACCAAGATAACGATGGACTGTGTTGGTAGTTGTGTGGACATCTGAAGCTCTTCCCGTCATTCGCATAATATTTCCATCCTTCTGTCTCCAGAGAAGACGAACAGGGTGTGCCATTTTATGCTGCTCAGGGAAAATCCACATAATATTCTTGAAAGAACCTCCATTTGGACTGTAACAGAGTCTCATATCACACCCAGGAATTCGAACCGATGTATTAATTGAGAGGATAGTACGAAACTTTCCACCAACTGTATCGGGATTCCTCTTCCTAAAAGTGACATAAAATTCCTTTTGAACATCAAAATAATGCTGAGGAATCATCACAACATTTGATGTCAAAAACAATCCATTAACCATCATTGTTCCTTTCTCCATCTCGCATGAACCATAAAGCAAATTCTTCTCAACAATAATGTTAAGTTGCTCCTTGGTCACAGTTCGCTGTCTCGGGGTCATTGGCAAATCTCTTTGCGTGACCTGCTGCCATACATTCTCCTCGGCATCACGCTCTTCAACATCCTGCATGGATGTAGGAGCTAGATTGCCTTGAGAATTGTACAAATTGCGACATGCTTGAAGTAATTTCACCAGCATAATAACACCAAAAACGGACGATGCTAAAAGCATAAAATTGGTGCTATACTGATCTCTGACATTCTTCACGATCTGTGGAAGAGCGTCACTACGACGTTTCAATTGACCAAGAATTTGGTCCTTTGCAAACTTGGTAGTTGCAGATGCAGTATAAGCTGAATAAATCACAAGGAGAAAACCAAATGTCCAAAAACCAAACAAAAAAGATAACAAACCCACAATTCCACAAGTGGATGCATGGATTATTGATGACTTATAAGCCTTCTTGTAATCTTCTTGGTAGTACCAAAGCAAAAATTGCTGACAGTACTGGTTTTCGAACATAGGTGTGGGAACAATGGTCAACCAATCAAAAGCCATGAGGTAATTCGTTAAAAAGCCGTACAAAGTGGCTGTAGCAACACTCTCCAAACGCGATCCGAAATTCTCTATCTCACGATTGAGTTTTCCTGTCACATTCAAATAAGTGCGCTTCAAACCAAGTGCCAACTCCTCTCCAAGTTGCTCCTCATATTCATTGTTGCACAATGGACACATTCCCTTGATGTGAATGTTATCCGGAACACATGGACAACAGACCATGGGGTCCTCATTCTGCATGCTCATGTCAACAATTTTCTGTTGATTGGCTCGATGTTTGTGGAATTTTGGAATAAGAAATTGAATTAGTTCCACTCCAGAAATTTTCTCGAGTTTCTTACCTTCATGTTCCACAATGGAATATGATGCAAAGTCGGACATACGAGCTGGACGAACTGCTCGCTCAACGGTAATCTCCCAGATGTCTCTCATGCCAGGTTGATCACCGAAATGATCGTGAACTTTTTCAGAATCAATTCCACAGGCAACACCATCTTGAATGATTTGAAATTCTTTCTTGGCGTTAACTGTGATCACATAGTGCATTCTGCGTTGAATCGAATAAGGGCAATTGGAATACTTGTAAGCATCCATTCCCTTCTTGTTGTCACTAACAATCACAAGCTCAGGTTCAACAAAAACCCGACCTTTCTCCTCCACTCCTGCTTTA